AAGTTGAATAAGAGAAGTAACCAAAACGCCGGTGTATATATACCATACGGCTTCGCCTACGTTGTCTCTCGACACTACTAGTTTAAACAATTCATCTTGGATTGTTTTAGTTCCGACTTTATCGAAGGTGGAACTGGTCGATTGATACTTTTCCTTCATTAATGGTTCGAGAATTCCCCAATAGGAATCAAAATTGGTTGGCACGATTTGGTTAATTAATACAGACATGTTCCCGCATATTTTAATTATAGCATCTGCTGCCGTTTGCAAGTCTTCTTTTTTTTTAATGTCGGCACTCGTCGGACCATCTCCTCCTGCCATTGGTGCGGGTGATTTTATGTTTTTAGAATCCGTATCTTTCACAAGAGAATCGGTATATGCGGTGTCTATTTTTTGTTGAATTTCAGGATTTATTAGCAATTCGGTGATAACCTTATTTGCTGAACTGGATACCCAATAATAACCGATGACGTCAGAAAACGCACTTTTAAACCCAGGATACATAGATAACACTAGGATTATCACTCCAAAAATCAATACCCATGGTATAAAGGTGTAAATACCGGCTGCACCCATATTTTCAGTAATGCTTCCACCGCAATTCGTCGTAATGATGGAAGCATTTACTATAAATTGAATAACCACAATCAACGCCAAATAAATTGCCATATGCATGTAATTATCACTAACATATTTCTTGTGCTTTTCATCGTCTGAAAATATATCGAATGTTAATTCCTTTTTTATTGCCAAATAATAAAAAACGGTGGTTAATAAAAAGGTTACAATATTTAAATATGAATTAGCCATATAGATAATGTGTATAAATTAATTTATATTTTTAACCATAATATTATGGACGTCGATGATTTTGCTAAACCATCATTAATAGAACCAGGAGTTAGATTTTTTTTACATCAATCTTTAAAACAATGCAACATTATTCGGGAAGATTATTATAATTTAGTGTTTAATATTGCGGTGTTTATAGGATTGCTAATGTTGATTTGTTTAGTGTTACTTTACAAATATAAAGGACGGATGACCCCTAGCGAAATGCAAGAAAAAAATAAAGAAAAACAACAATACGTGTTATCTAAAATCCAGAATTTTCAAGAAAATAAACGAAAGGTTCATCAAGAATTGATTACCGGGTTGCCAAATTGGGAAAACGAATATGATACAATTAATTCAACCAAACACACGAATCAATTCCGTTGAATTGATTGTGAATAAATGTGAATAATATTATAGGACAAATATATATGGAGTCACAACCACCAATTTTGACAGATGTTACAGAAGCATTAGACGAATATTTAAAGTTAAAACTTAAATATCAAGAACAACAAAATAAGAACAAAAAGAAAATAACAAGCAACACAACATTAAGCAAGAGAGAGAAAAGAATGGAGTATCTAAAATTAAAACCCAAATGCATAAATTGTGGAAATCCAGGAGGAACAACGTTTAAAAATAGTTATTTCCCAGACACAGACAAAGAAGAGGCCCACAGACAATATAGCGCAACCTGTGGCGTTTTGGTGAACCCGTGTGTGCTGAACATTAAAATTAAAGTTGGAAACGTAGAAATGCTACCAGACCTTTTAAATACAATTCAAGATGAAATAAAAGACACTAAAAACAAAATAATAGAATACAAAAATAAATTGTTATTTGGTTATTTGACCGCAGAAAATGTTTTGGTGAAATTCGACGAATTAAAAGAAACAATTAGTAATTATACTTCTTTGTATGAATCATATTTAGACCATTATAACAAAGTGGTGGACAACGACGAAACTAAAGCGAACATAAATAAACATATTACCGAATCCTATATATTAATTGAAAAAATTAAAGAATGTATCATAAAAATGAACGAACAAAAAAACGACAAGTTTGCAAAAGACTCGGTGGAAATTTACATTGAACAATTGGTTCCAACGTTAGATACAATAAGTGATCTAAAATTTGTGGAAAACGTGGTTTGGTATGACGACGATTTTAAAAGTTATCATTTAATTCAAAAAAAATACAACACTCAGTCGCTTTCATATAATAGTTTTAATAATGTAGTATCTGCGTTTGACGTAGGTCGTGTTATACCGCCAACCTCAGTTAAAGGAGACGCGGTTGTAAAGGACTCCGTTGTAAATTTATCTATCGAAAAACCATCAAGAGTTATTCCATCAGCTACCGCACGTCTTGCAATATCTACCGAAGACATTTTACCAGAAATCCCTACTTATTCTGAAAATAACGCAAGTTGGAAAAATCCGGCATACATTAAAATTTGGGACCGAATGCCTCTTAAATTTAAAACCTTATTATTAACAGACCGCAAATGGTTGGAATACTTTATGTTTAATTGTGTTAAAAACATAGCAAACTCCAAACCGTGCGATTTTTCCGCACCCGTGAGTTTGAAGGTTCCGCCAATTCAGTTGGCGAATGGTTCCCAAGATTTCGGTGTTAAAATATATAACGAATTATACGAAAAATTGCCGGCGTCCACAAAGGAAACATATTTGACGCTTTACAACGAAAAGGACGGTGTAAAAAATTACGGTATGTTAATAAATGCGATGAACAATTTAGTTAAAAAGGAGGTTGATTTTGACCGTGGATACTTTTAATTACACCCTTGAAGATTTAAAATGCTCGTATAATATATATATATGATATTTAGATATATATCGCTACCTATTTTTATAATAAGTTTTGCGATTGGTCTATTTTTTATTTATGTATTAGGACCTGAAGTAAAAACGATTTATATTTATCCTACTCCCGAAAGCGTAAACAAGGTCTTATTTAAAGACAAAGCCGAAAACTGTTTTTATTTCGACGAAGAAATAGTGGATTGTCCTAAAGACGAAACGCAAATATCTTCTGTACCAATACAGGCATAAATTTTTACTAGACACACCGAGTAGTTATAATTCGATAATTTTGGTTAATTATTAAATGGCATAACATTTAATTTAGTGTTAAACGGATAACCAATTTAAATTAATTTTCAAAAAGAAAGTAACCCCATAATGTAAATGGGAATGAATTTAGGTAAATTTGTTCATACGGAAACTGGAAAAAAATTAATGTCTGTTTTATTGGGGTTCGGACTGGCGTCTCTTTTTAGGACAGTATGTAAAAACCAAGAATGTTTGATTTTTCACGCGGCTCCATTGAAGGATTTTAGAGATAAAATATACAAATTGGGAAACAAATGTGTAAAATATACACCAGTTGCGACAAAATGCACATCAAACGCTAAAATAGTAGATTTCGAATAATAAATAAATAAATATAATTATTAATAATTAATAATAATTATATATTGGTGAAAATAATAATATATTAGCGAAAATGCGTAAATAAATATAACAATCAATATTTATAATATTATGAGCGAAGCAACAAACATCATGGATTTGCCGTTGGACCCAATTGGGGGTACAAATTCAACAGGAAGTAATGTAAATATAAATGCGAATGAACAAAAACAACAAGAACCTCAGACTGGAAATATAAATTTAGATGAAAGCACCATTACGCAAATTGTGAACGGTCTTCAACAAGCTGGGTTAAGCGGTATGACTCAACTTCCATCTAGGGACATTTCTATGTCTAACTCGGAACATACTACAGATACTCAAACAACACCTAATTATGTTCCTCCACCCCCTAAAAATAATTCAGATTATATTAAAAATGAAGAACAAACTCAACAAATGATTGATGATTATGACGCAAACACGCGGAGACAGCAATCATTGGACAATATATACGATGACTTACAAATACCAATTTTCGTTGCGGTTCTCTACTTTTTATTTCAGTTACCATTTTTCAAAAAGTTGTTGTTTAATTATGTGCCATTTTTGTTCTCAACAGATGGAAACCTTAATGTAAACGGTCTAATGTTTAATAGCACTCTTTTTGGATTATTGTTTTTTATATTCAATAAATCGTTGACATATTTATAGAATTTCAAAATTTTCGTATTATTATTAAATAGTAAATGACATCTAATAATAACTGAATGATTAAAGATTATGTAATTAAATTAATTGAAAATCTGCCTCAAAATATTAAAGACGCTAAAAAATGCGAAACAATTGATTTGGTATTAGATGGAGGAGCATTTAACGGAAGTTACCTTACAGGCGCGGTATATTTTTTACAAGAAATGGAACAGCGAAAATATATTAAAATAAATAGAATATCTGGTTGTAGTATAGGGTCGGTTATTGCCTTTTTATATTACATAGACCGTATTGATTTAGCGTCTACGTTTGCTAAAATGACTGCTGAAGATTTTAGACAAACCCACAAATTACAAATAATAAAAGACATTAAAAATAATTTAAAACCCCATATACCAGATGATGTATGTTTAATGGTCAATCACAAATTATTCATCACATATCATAATATAATAAACGGTAAAAAAAAAGTTAAATCAACTTACCTAGATGTGGATGATATATTGGATACTATTCTAAAATCTTGTTACCTGCCATTTTTAATAGATGGGAATATGTTATACAAAAATAAATACGTAGATGGAATAAACCCGTATATTTTTAAAACAACAGGACCCAATAAAATATTGTATTTGGATCTATTTGGATACGATAAAATAGGACATTTGTTTAATGTAAAAAATGAAAAAACAGATTGTCATAGAATACTCGCTGGGTTATTGGACATTCATAGTTTTTTTATCAAGCAAAGTCCCACAAATATGTGTAGTTATGTGAACGAGTGGAATATAATAAATAAAGGAAATATTTATTTTAAAGGAGTTCTTGAAAAAATGCTAATATATTTAATTTATATAATGTATTTTATTAAAAATAAAACGCCGAATCAGTTTAAGAATACGATATGTTATAAATTATCGTCAAAAATAACACAAGACATTTGTGTTATTTTATTGGACGAGTTTTGTTTATAAGTTTAAAACGAACAACATTTATATACATTACTATTAAATGGATGAAATTGATATAACAAATTTAGATTTTTCGTTGGAAAATTTCACAGCAGACAAATGCGATAATTTATTATTTGATTTTGGTACGGAGTATGATTTATATATTTATATAGGAATCTTTATTATATTAAGCATAATATCGTCCATCGCATATAAAATGTATAAAAATAAAACTAAACGTGTTACATTTCAAGATAAATTAGATGAATGTTATGGTGGAGTGTGTGCGGTTTAATGACTATTTAACACATTTACATTTTCCGGAGTATTTTCCTCAGTAAATCTCAAATAATTTGTTTTTTTTTGTTTTGCTCTTTTTCTTTTTATATAAAGACGTTCCTTTTTTACGTTGAGTTTTTTTATTCTTCTTGTTGTTTGTGGTAGTTTTGTCAACTGATCTCGAAGAAGTTTCATTTTCAGGTTTGTAATTTAAAAACCATTTTTCAAACTCTTTTTTATTGCCTTTTAGTTCTTTATATTTATCGGATTTATGCGAACGCATTTCTTCGATGGTTTCTTGATGTCCGTAACAGTTAATGCTAAAACGTTTCAACAACCCTTTTTGTTCCAGTCTATTTTTTTGCTGAACCTCGAATAAATATTTTGACATGCATAATATTCTATCAAGAAAGTTGTTGTAATAAGACCTATTTGTATATAAAAATGCTAAATAAAAACTCAACATCGTATCTATGGTTGCGATTTTCGTGCTTCTTCCAGAAACCGTAATAACGTTGTAGCTATGACACGCGATTGGTTTGTAAATAAATGCGATTGTATCTTTTCCTACAAGAATTTGATAATGAACCGGAATAATCTCTCCTACAGGTTCTCTTTTAATTATTTTAACGTTTTTAATTCCAATGTCCTTTAATCGTTCCTTTACTATTTCAGCCGTAATATCTGGTTCGTTTGTCAATACATCAAAATCCGCAACCTGTTCGGTCTGTTTTTTAGTTTTGTTCGGCATGTACCGTGAATAAAGAGACATCGCAAACCCGCCGAAGAATACACACCCTTGATTAATTAGTGTATTTTTAACGGTCTCTACAATTTCATTCTCTTCGGTTTCATCCGACATATCACGTTGAAAATTTATGTTGTCACATTTAATGTTGTTTAACGGGTAGTGTTTATTTAACAGACTTAACCGTTTTAATACCTTTTCCCATCTACTTATGTCTCCGTCTGGTCTAGACAATTCTAAATACATCGCCATTCTTAAATAATTTGGCGGAGTATATAATATCCCACCTACACGAATCGCGTCTTGTTTCAACGAGTTGTAGATTTCTTCTGGCATATGGGTTAAATCCGCGATTGGAATATAATTCACAAATACCTTGTATGTCCCAAAATGTTGCCCCGACTTGGCTTCAACGTTGGTAAACCCTTCTTTATAATAAATGTCTGCCAATTCCTTCGCGTGTTTTAACGCATTTGTTGTAAAAAAATCATAATCTGGCAATTCGATATCTTTGTTGTAAAACTGGTCTTCTTCTGGTAAAATATTATTTATGGCAGTTCCTCCATAACATATTAGATTTTTACGTTTAATGAAATCCTCTACAATTTTAATAATTTTTTGTATTTCACCAGAATTTACGGTTCGTTTCCCAATTTTTTCTTCTGCTTTATCAACCGCCATACGAAGTATAGTAAGTTCGCAATCTTCAAATGATAATTTATGACATACATTTTTTTTTGGCATCGTACTATATTAATACAATAAAAATAATTTAACAACAATTATATTTATTATTATATAATAATAACTAAAATGTTTGCCGAAAATAAAAACGAAGAATTGTTGAATAAACTATCGTTGATTTCTCCCCGAAATGTATCACGAAGACTTATTAACGAAATAAAAGAAATACTAAAAACAAACAAGTATGAGGCAGATGATATAACGATTGAACCTGGTGGTCCCACCCATTCTCCAAACACATATATAATATCATTTTATGATTCAGATGAAAATAAAACATTTAAATTTAATGTTTGTAATTATCCGTTTACTATGCCTAAATTTACCATAAATTCTAAACCATACCATGAATATTTAAGATTTTGTTCAATTGAGTTTGGTCACGCGCTTAATAAATATACTAAAAAAATGTGTTTATGCTGTGATTCAAAAATGTGTCACGCAAATTGGACGCCCCAATATAAATTTATGGACATTATAACAGAGTTTAAAGAAAATGAAAAATTATGCCAAAAAATCGTAAGAATTATATTGCTAAACGTAATTAAACGGAAATATTCGGCAGAACACATAAATTTGATAAATTGGTTATATTAAAACAAATTGGTTATATTAAAAACTATAATTGTAATAATCAGACGAAACATTTCGGGTCGCATATGAATTTGCTGGGTCTTGAGGTGTTGGGTCGGGAATAGTAACAGGTTGATACCGCAACCGAAGCGGTTTTAGCGCAAATGCGTAGTTGTGTGTATCAAAAAATAAGGCGTTATCCATTAAAAAATTGTCAACGTATTGATACCTCATCGCTACCATTTGACACCCATATGCCTGACACAACTTTGCCGCGGGGTTTGATGGATTTTGTCCGGAATCTGGAAATACAATCGTTATATTCCTTTTATTATATTCTGTCAACTCTTGAGTATCCGGATTATTTTTTATGTCGTAATAATTGTATCCGCGCATAAATATTGAGTTGCTTGTTAAATTAACATATTCTAAAAATTCTTCATTTTGCAAAAATGAATTGTTTATTTTGTCCACAATCACGATAATTTTGTTCTTGAACGAGAGCAAAGGCATCATTCCTATATTTGTTCCCGAGTTTTCAAAACTATATTCTTTTCCAAGCATAACGCCATCGTAAGAGGCAAAAATTTTTGCCATATTGGTGTATACTTCGTTGTTGTTGCTTTTAATTCTTAAATGAATTAATATAGGGTCGGATGAGTTTGGAGCAGTTCCACCGGAAAATGCGTAATTGTTAATAGTATCCATAACACTGCTAAAATTTACAGAGTTAAAGGTCTCTTTTACGTAATAATCATTTGTGGTGCTGGTTGCGACCACCGGTTTATTGTCAATTGAATAAATTTCAAAATCCAAACAACGAACCCCTTGTTTAATGACGGCTTTTAAGTTACATATATTTACAAAATCGTTTTTATATGACCCGCCACTACAAGCGTTGTATGCTGTTTTTATGTAATAATCATATAAATTTCCACTGCAATCAGGGTCGCTTGAATTAACAGAACGAATATTTCCATCAACGGAAGGATATAATGTATTCATATAATCGCATTCGCTATTTTGAAGTCTTGATAGGTAAATCAAATAAATAATAAAAACTATTAAAACAATAAAAATGATGGAAATAATTATATAAACTTGAAAATTTTGATCTATATCATTTATTGTCGGTTGCATTAGTAATTAATATATGATGACATATTAATAATTGTATAAATATTAATTTATATAAACAAATATATTACCTAAATTATTAATTAAATAGTGCGTTATAATATATAATAACTATGGCTGGTGGATTAATGAATTTAGTTGCTGCGGGACAGCAAAATATTATTTTAAATGGAAACCCGTCAAAGACCTTTTGGAAATCTACTTTTAAAAAATATACAAATTTTGGGAAACAAAATTTTCGGCTAGATTTTGAAGGAACTCCCCAATTAAATTTAACTGCAGAATCTACATTCAACTTTAAGGTAAAACGATATGCCGACCTTTTAATGGACTGCTACATTTCAGTAACGCTTCCTAACATTTGGAGTCCCATTATGCCTCCTCAAAAATACGTAGATCAAGACGGTTCAACTCAATTTACGGATTGGTCTCCATACGAGTTTCAATGGATTGACAATATAGGAGCCCAAATAATTAAACATATTACTATATCGTGCGGAAATCAACAATTACAACGTTATTCTGGACAGTATATATTAGCCGCAACACAAAGAGATTTTAGCGAGACAAAATTGAAGTTGTTTAATGAAATGATTGGACAGACCGCGGAATTGAACGACCCAGCAAATTCAAATAATCGAAACAATAAATATCCAAACGCTTATTATACGTCCAGTCCTGCAGGAGCACAACCGTCCATATCAGGACGAACATTATATATTCCTCTAGGTGCGTGGTTTAATTTAGTTACCAGTCAAGCATTTCCATTAGTAGCCCTCCAATATAACGAACTTCAAATAAGTGTTACCTTTAGACCGATTAACGAATGGTTTACCATTCGCGATGTAATGGATCGAACAAACGATTATCCTGTGGTTGCTCCCAATTTCAATCAATATTATATGCAATTTTACCGATTTTTGCAAACTCCTCCGGACGAAAAGTTGGGACCCAACTCATACGTTGATAAAAGAACAAATTGGGCAGTGGATATTAATTTAAATTGCACTTATTGTTTTCTATCTAATGACGAATCCGAAATATTCGCCAAGAACGAGCAAAAATATTTATTTAAACAAATTCACGAAAGACCTTATCATAACGTTACTGGTCCCAATAAGATTGACATCGATTCTCTTGGAATGGTTATTAGTTGGATGTTTTATTTCCAGCGGAGTGACGCGAATCTTCGCAATCAATGGTCGAATTATACAAATTGGCCATATAATTATATGCCTTACAATATCCAACCAGCACAAGTTGCGTCGTCTGACGATGATTGTACAGATTGTGATGACGATGAATGCGAAGATTGTGATGACGATGAAGCAGATTGCGATGACGGTCACGCAGATTGCCCAGAAGGTGACGCAGATTGCACAAACTGTCACGCAGATTGCCAAGACGGTCACGCAGATTGCACAAACTGTCACGCAGATTGCCAAGACGGTCACGCAGATTGTGATGACGGTCACGCAGATTGCCAAGACGGTGATGAGGATTGCGACGAATGTGATGAGGATTGCGACGACTGTAATTGTAATTACAACAACGCACCAGATAAATTTTCCCCTGGAGAAAACCCAAATGGGACATCGACTGGACTATTTTTAACCGGAGTATATAATCCTCAAAACATTAAAGACATTTTAATCGCAATGGGAATCCTAATTGATGGACAATATAGAGAGAATGTATTGCCTGTTGGAGTATACAATTTTGTTGAAAAATACACAAGAACCTCAGGAAATGCTCCTCCTGGGTTATACTGTTACAATTTTTGTTTGGACACTAATCAAATGAACGTCCAACCGTCTGGCGCGATGAACATGAGTCGCTTTACCAACATTCAGTTTGAATTTACGACGGTTTCACCGCCAATAGATCCATATGCACAGGTACTAACTATTTGCGACCCGACCACCGGTGATGTTGTAGGCATAAATAAACCAACGTGGCGCATTTATAATTATAATTATGACATGCAATTATTTGAAGAACGAGTAAACGTTATTACCTTTGTAGGTGGAAATGCCGGACTTATGTATGCGACTTAAATTTACACGTTTTACATCTTTTAACCATTCATTCAGTTATTCTCTCGTTGAATGAAAATATAATTTTGTTTATGATACCTAAAATAAAAACAAAATAAATCTTGAGGTCTTGTCTATTGAATATTCTTTTGTAAAAAGAAAGACGGAGAGAATGAATGAGTTTTAACGTTAAGTATTTGGAATTGTCGCATTAGAAGCAAACGGTCCGTCCAAGATGAAGTCTCCGGTTAAACTATATCTTTCTGGATAATTAGGCATAAATTTAAGTTTGCCGGGTTTATATCTTTTATTAAATAGCGAATCAGTTTCTTTGAATGCGACCGACCAATTGTTTGTTCCAAAATTTGGCGTGATTGGTTTAGAATACATATTTGATGTAATTACACGTTGTTTTGTACCATATCCGCTGGTTAAAGGAGAATATGGTGAGGTTGAACCAAATGTAAGTTTTCCAGCATCGTTGTCTCCTAATATAGAGGTAGAACTAGAAGTATAGTTATACGATATAGGGTCTGATTCTGGATTGCATCCGGAACAATCAACATCAGACAAACATTGTTGTCCGGTTATAGAACAAACGGATGTTGGTCCGCAAAAATTATTGCAACTATAAGTTGTAGTTAGAGGCAAGTCAACACGATGGTTTGTGTTTCCAGAAACGTTTCCAAAATTATTAGAAAATTGTTCTATTATGAAATCGTTGGTTGTTAAATAATCTATCCATTTAAACAACACCGCAATTAGAACGAGACAAAATAATACGATACCAATTGTTTTGTATTTTTGTATTATTTTCATATAATATTAATTCATATTAAATATTAAATATGAATTATTAAATGTTAAATATATATTTTAGCAATTGATTTATTTATAACAAATTGTTGAATTAATAACAAATGGATAAATATATAATATTAATTTATTATAAGTAATGTCCGACACATCAGATACTTCTACCATAGATGAAAAAAGAACACCGACCTCAACAAGCGAATATATGACAAACGTCGGAAATTTTTTAGGGATAGTTGTTGTTTTATTTGTAGTGGTGTTGGTGTATTTTTCTAGCGGTGGATTGTTGTTATATGCGTGTAAAGCAGCGCAATCAAATATGTTACCGAATGACTTAAATTGTTCTCCTTATACTAAAAACGAACCGAAGATTCCCCACATACCAACTAATATTTTTAAAACCGAAACATCAGACGGTAAAAAGACGTCTTTAAAACTAAATTTTCCTCATAACCATTATAATTTTAGTCATATGTTATTGGACCCCATTACTAATTATAAAAAAAACTCTGATTCTTATTTGGCAAACTATTTTATTTCAATCATAGAATCAGTATTAGTTTTCAATTATATGTCAATTGACAAAGCATTAAATATGTTAAATGGATTAAATGAACAATTGGTCATTTCAATTGGTCCAATTATATCCGTAATTTTATTTTGGATGTTGGTTGTTTCAGATTTTTTTTATTTTATTTTTTTGTGGTTTTCTCAAATGAGTTGGTTTTTTAAGAAAAAAAGTAGTCCCGACTCTCATAAATGGGAGTCGGTAGGACTAACTGACCCGATTGGATATATAGGTGCGTTTATATTGGTGTTTGTATTTTTCATCTTATTTTTTTGTGTGTTAATACCTATGGGTTTAGGTTCTTGGGCATTGATGGTTGGGTGTATGTTGACATGTATAACATATTCATCGTCGATGAATGAAAAACCGACAAACTCATTGTCAATAATAAAATTAGTATTTTTGCATTTCAAAACATTAATAATGAGTGTGTTTATGTTGTTGGTTATATTGGCAACCTTTTCAAAAATAGGTAATGTTCCTGGAATTATATCGTTAATAATGGCGTTGTTATTAGTATCTGGGATAATAAAATCTGACCTGTTTGTATCAGTTGCGTTTGACAAAATGTCGCCGTTTGTAAGTGATAAACAAGTATCTAAAGAATGCCCAACCACACAAAAGAAAGACAAATAAACGGTTAGCGGTTTTCAACTGTGCCATTTTTTAGAAATAATTAAATTAATTTAATATTATTGCTTAAATAAATAATATATTAAATAATATACTATGGGTAAAAAAAAACAAAAA